ATGCCCTACGCATCGAACGGGGCGGCGACGGGATCGACTTCGACGCGGCACGCGCTTCGATCCGGCGCCGTCTCGATAGCATCCGCGAGCACCTCGGAGAGGGAGGCGTTTCTTGCGGCCCTGACGGAGAATGAACTGGCGGCACTGCCGTACCTGTTCGATTTCTGGGCGCTGGACCACCAGTTGCCGCCGGAGGGCGACTGGCGGACCTGGGTGATCCTGGGGGGGCGCGGCGCGGGGAAGACCCGCGCCGGAGCCGAGTGGATCCGCGACAAGGTGGAGGGTTCCCGGCCGTTGCAGGCCGGGAGCGCGCGGCGGGTGGCACTGGTCGGCGAGACCTACGACCAGGTCCGCGACGTGATGATCGAAGGCGAGAGCGGCATCCTGCGGTGTTCGCCCCCCGACCGCCGGCCGGTCTGGAAGGCCACGCAGCGCAAGCTGATCTGGCCCAACGGCGCGGAGGCGCAGGCCTTTTCGGCGCATGACTTCGAGGCGATGCGGGGGCCGCAGTTCGACGCGGCCTGGCTGGACGAACTGGCCAAGTGGCGCAACGCGGAGGAGGCATGGGACATGCTGCAGTTCTGTCTGCGGCTGGGGGAGTTGCCGCAGGCGGTGGTGACGACGACGCCGAAGAACATCCCCGTGCTGAAGGACGTCCTGGGGCGGGCCAGCACGGTCACGACCCATGCGGCGACCGAGGCGAACCGTGCCAATCTGGCGCGCGGGTTCCTGACCGAGGTGATGGCACGTTACGGCGGCACGCGGATGGGGCGGCAGGAGCTGGAGGGGCTGCTGCTGGAGGATATCGACGGGGCGTTCTGGACGACGCCGGTTCTGGACGCGCTGCGGGTCGATGTCCTGCCGGAGTTCGACCGGATCGTGATCGGGGTGGACCCGGCGGTGAGTTCGGGAGGTGCGGCCGACGAGACGGGAATCGTCGTCGTGGGCGCCGTGACGCGGGGGGCGCCGCGCGACTGGCGCGCCTGGGTTCTGGAGGATGCGTCGGTATCGGCGGCGTCGCCGTCGGAATGGGCGCAGGCGGTGGCGTCGGCCTATGCCCGGTGGGACGCGGACCGCGTGGTGGCCGAAGGCAACCAGGGCGGCGACATGATCGAGGCGGTGCTGCGGCAGGTGGCGCCCGACGTCAGCTATCGCAAGGTGACGGCGCGGCGCGGCAAGGCGGCGCGGGCCGAGCCGGTGGCGGCGCTTTACGAACAGGGGCGCATCCGGCACCGGCGGGGGCTCGGCACGCTGGAGGACCAGATGTGCCGCATGACGGTGGGCGGCTATCGCGGCACGGGGTCGCCCGACCGGGTGGACGCGCTGGTCTGGGCGCTGTGGGCCGCGCTTCTGGACCCGGACCGCACGCGGTCGGGGCCGCGAATGAGACAGTTGTAGAGCGGGATCGGGGGCCTTTCGGGCCCCTTTCTTTTTGGAAGAGACGGAAGGACGGGGCATGTTCGGATTTGGACGCAGACAGGCCGGCGCGCCGGAGGCCAAGGCCTCGGCCGCGGGCCGGGTGGCGACGATGGGCCTGGCGGGGCGGCCGGTCTGGTCGCCGCGCGACACGGTCACGCTGACCCGCGTGGGGTTCAGCGGCAACCCGGTCGGGTTCCGGGCGGTCAAGCTGATCGCGGAGGCGGCGGCGGCGGTGCCGCTGACCTGTTGCGACGCGGAGGGGCGGCTGGAGGCGCATCCGGTCCTGTCGGTTCTGGCGCGGCCCAACGACGCGCAGGGGCGGGGCGAGTTCCTGGAGGCGCTGTACGGTCAGTTCCTTCTGTCGGGGAACGCCTATGTCGAGGCGGTCGGCGGCGGGGGCCTGCCGGCGGAGTTGCACGTGCTGCGGTCCGACCGGATGGCGGTGGTGCCGGGGCCGGACGGGTGGCCCGCGGGATACGATTACACCGTGGGCGGGCGGACGCACCGGTTCATGGTGGGCGAGGTCAGCCCCATCTGCCACATCCGCGCGTTCCATCCGCAGGACGACCATTACGGCCTGTCGCCCATGCAGGCGGCGGCGAGCGCGGTGGACGTGCACAACGCGGCCTCGCGCTGGTCGAAGGGCTTGCTGGACAACGCCGCGCGGCCTTCCGGGGCCATCGTCAACACCGGCGAGGGGCTGACGACGGAGCAGTTCGACCGGCTGTCGCTGGAAATGGAGAGCTATCACCAGGGGGCGCGGAACGCGGGTCGGCCGATGCTGCTGGATGGAGGGCTGGACTGGAAGCCGATGGGGTTCAGCCCGTCGGACATGGAGTTCCAGAAGACCAAGGAGGCCGCCGCGCGCGAGATCGCCACGGCCTTCGGCGTGCCGCCGATGATGCTGGGGATCCCGGGGGACGCGACCTATGCCAATTACGTGGAGGCGAACCGCGCGTTCTATCGGCTGACGGTGCTGCCGCTGGTGGCGAAGGTCGGGGACGCGCTGGCGCATTGGCTGGGCCGGCACGGCGGCGAGGCGGTGAGCCTGACGCCCGACCGGGACCGGGTGCCCGCGCTTCAGGCGGAGCGCGACGCGGAGTGGGCGCGGATCGCGGGTGCCGATTTCCTGACGGCCGAGGAGAAGCGGCGGATGCTGGGTCTGCCGCCCGGTGGCGAATGACGGCGGCGGAGCGACAGGGGGGATCGCGGTTCCTCTATGCCCCGTTCCGCGACACGGAAGCCGCGTTCCGCCTGACCGACGAGCGGCTGGCACGGATCGAGATGGTGATCGCCCGGCTGGAGACGGACCGCGCGGTCGAGGCGGAAAAGCAGAAGCGGCTGGAGACGCGGTTCAACCAGATCGATGGGCGGCTGGACCGGATCGACGCGCTGATCTCGCGCCTGGTCTGGCTGATCGTCGCGGCGATCGTCGGAGGATTCATGTCGATCCTTCTGAAGGGCGGCCCGATCGGGCTGTGACATCGAGCAGAGGCGATCCCGCCGGGCGGCGCGGGCATCGCGGAAGGAGTATCTGAATGAAGCTGGAACGGAAGTTCGCGCAGGGCGAGACCTGCGTGACGCTGGAGGAGGGTGCGCGGATCGCGGGCTATGCCTCGTGGTTCGGGGTCGAGGACACCGGCCGCGACGTGGTCGAGCCGGGCGCCTATCACGACAGCCTGGCGCGAATGGCGGTCGAGGGGCGGCGGGTGCGGATGCTGTGGCAGCACGACCCGGCGCAGGTGATCGGCGTTTGGGACGAGGTCCGCGAGGACGCGCGCGGCCTGTTCGTGAAGGGCCGTCTGCTGCCGGGCGTCGAGAAGGCGCGCGAAGCGGCGGAGCTGATCGGGGCGGGCGCGCTGGACGGCCTGTCCATCGGCTACACGGTCCGGCGGGCCGGCAAGGACGGGCAGGGGCGCAGGCTTCTGAAGGAACTGGAGCTTTGGGAAGTGTCGCTGGTGACGTTCCCGATGCTGCCCAGTGCGCGGGTGGGGGCCAAGGCGGACCCCATGCGCGACATGGCGCGGGCGATCACGGCCGCGCGTCTTGAACTGGCGCGCGACTGACGCGGCCGAAACCCCATCGAAGGAGAATCCGATGAGCCACGACGGCGTCGGGGAAGTCACCGAGGCGCTGGCCGGTCTGGTCAGCGATTTCAAGGGCTTCCGTCAACAGATCACCCAGAAGATGCAGCAACAGGATGAGCGTTTCAACATGACCTACAAGAGCCACCGCCCCCAGCTTGCCACCGCCGACATGCCCGGCGTGCCCCACCAGAAGGCCATGGACGCCTATCTGCGGTCGGGCGACGACGACGGGCTGCGCGCGCTGGCGCTGGACGGCAAGTCGATGAACACGGCCGTCAGCGCCGAGGGCGGATACCTGGTCGACCCGCAGACCGCCGACACGGTGAAGTCGGTCCTGAAGTCGTCGGCGTCGATCCGGTCGGTGGCCAATGTCGTCAACGTCGAGGCCACGTCCTATGACGTGCTGGTCGACCACACCGAGATGGGTGCGGGCTGGGCCACCGAGAACGGCACCATCGCCGAGACGGCCTCGCCGATGTTCGACCGCATCTCGATCCCGCTGCACGAGCTGTCGGCCATGCCGAAGGCCTCGCAGCGCCTGCTCGACGACGCGGCCTTCGACATCGAGGGGTGGCTGGCCACGCGGATCGCGGACAAGTTCGCCACCTCGGAGGCGGCGGCCTTCATCGAGGGCGACGGCGTCGACAAGCCCACGGGCTTCCTGACCTATGGCCATGTGGCGGAGGCCAACTGGACCTGGGGCAAGCTGGGATATGTCGCCACGGGTGCCGCGACCGATTTCGACGAGGACAAGGCGTCGGACTGCATTGTCGACCTGGTCTATGCGCTGGGCGCGAAGTACCGGGCCAACGCGACCTTCGTGATGAACTCCAAGACCGCGGGCGCGGTGCGGAAGATGAAGGATGCGGACGGCCGGTTCCTGTGGACCGACAGCCTGGCGGCGGGTCAGCCCGCGCAGCTGATGGGATATCCGGTGCTGATCGCCGAGGACATGCCCGACATCGGCGCAGGCGCCACGGCCGTGGCGTTCGGCGACTTCCGCGCGGGATATACCGTGGCGGAGCGGCCCGACCTGCGCGTGCTGCGCGACCCGTTCAGCGCCAAGCCGCATGTCCTGTTCTATGCCACCAAGCGCGTCGGCGGCGACGTGACGGATTTCGCGGCCATCAAGCTGTTGAAGTTCACGGTGGCGTAAATCCCAAGCGGCCCCTGACGGGGTCTGAAAGGCGACCCGTTCGACAGGAGCGGGTCGCGCACCCCGGCGTCGCGTGACGCCGGGGGGACGGGGCCGGCGGGCCTTCCGGCCTGGTCCGCACGATGGGCGTGACGGCCCCGTCCATTTCGACATTTCAAAAAGCGCAGGCGGAGGTTCCGATGGCAATGACGGTGCAGGGGTCCGACCGGATCCCGAACGAGGCGCTTCCGGTGGCGCAACTGGCCGCGCGGATGCGGCTGGCCGATGGATACGAGGCGATCCCCGGCGAGGGCGACAGGCTGCGGCTGTTGCTGGCCGCGGCGATTGCCACGGTCGAGCGGCGGTCGGGCCGCGTCACCATCGCGCGGGACGTGACCGTCGCGGGCGAGCGCGGCGAGGGGCGGCGGATCGTGCTGCCGGTGGCGCCGGTGCAGATGCTCCGCGTGATCGAGATGGCGGGCGAGGGCGGCCCGGTCACGGTCGGCGGCGCGCTGGACGCGCAGGGCGGCATCGTCCTGTCGGAGGGGGTGCGGCAGGGCGTGCCGCTGCGGATCGTGGTCCGGGCCGGATACGGCGACTGGGAGATGGTGCCGGGGGAGTTGCGGCAGGCCGTCCTGATGCTGGCCGAGGCGCTGGACACGGGCGAGCCGGTGGGCGCGGCGGTGGATGCGCTGATCGCGCCGTTCCGCGACGTTCGTATCGGGGGGCGGCGGTGATGGCCAAGGTGTTCGGGCGGCGGCTGATCCTGCTGGCCGCGGGGCGCACGGCGGATGGCGGCGGGGGGTTCCGGCGCGGCTGGGACGCGCGCGGCGGTCTCTGGGCCGAGGTACGGATGCGGTCCGGCGGCCTGGCCCATGACGAGTTCGGACGTGCGCCCCGGCTGCGGCTGCGGATCACGACGCATGGGCTGCCGGTCGGGCATCCGATGCGGCCCGCGCCGGGCGACCGCTTGCAGGACGGCGCGCGGCTGTTCGAGGTGGAGGCCGTGCATGACGGCGAGCGGCGGCATCTGGTGATCCTGGCGAGCGAAGTGCCGGACGGGGAGGGCGCGCGATGACCTATGCGATGGGCGAGAGCCTGCAGGCGGCGGTGTTCGAGCGGATGGCGAACGACGCGGGCATCGGGGAGCTGGCGCGGGGCGCGGTCTTCGACGCCGCGCCGATGGCGGCGCCGGACCTGTTCGTCGCGTTGGGGCCGGAGCGGACGACGGGTCGGTCGGACGTGACCGGACGGGGCGCGATCCACCAGTTCCGGATCAGCGTGGTGACGCGCCGCGAGGGGTTCATGGATGCTAAGGCGCTGGCCGCGCGGGTGTCGGACGCGCTGGACGGCGCTGATCTGACCCTGACGCGCGGGCGGCTGGTGTCGATGCGATTCGTCCGGGCGGAAGCCCGGCGCGACAAGGGCGCAGGCGCGCGGCGCATCGACCTGTGGTTCCGCGCGAGGCTGGACGACGACGGCAGCGATGACATCAATTCAGGAGAGATGACATGAGTGTTCAATCGGGCAAGGACCTTTTGCTGAAGGTCGATCAGGACGGAACGGGCGTCTTCGTCACCATGGCGGGGCTGCGGGCCACGCGGCTGACGTTCAATGCGGGATCCATCGACGTGACCTCCTCGGAGAGCGCGGGAGGCTGGCGCGAGTTGCTGGGCGGCGGCGGCGTGAAATCGGCGCAGGTGTCCGGGTCGGGCATCTTTCGCGACGCGGACACGGATGCGCGGGCGCGGCAGTTGTTCTTCGACGGGGAGGTGCCGCGGTTTCAGGTCATCATTCCGGACTTCGGCGTGGTCGAGGGGGCGTTCCAGATCACCTCGCTGGAATACGGCGGCACGCACGACGGCGAGGCGACCTATGAGATCGCGCTGGCCTCGGCGGGTGCGCTGAACTTCACGGCGCTCTGATGGGGGGCAACCCCTTCGCCGGCGAGGCGGTGCTGGTGCTGGACGGGGAGCGGCATCTTCTGAAGCTGACGCTGGGGGCGCTGGCGGAGCTGGAGATGGCGATGGAGGCGGACAGCATCGTCGCCATGGTCGCCCGGTTCGAGACGGGCGCCTTTTCGGCGCGCGACGTGGTCCGCCTGTTGCTGGCGGGGCTGCGGGGCGGCGGGTGGCGCGGCGATGCGGCCCGCCTGCTGGAGGCCGACATAGAGGGCGGGCCGGTGGAGGCGACGCGGGTGGCCGCGTCGCTGCTGGGGCGGGCGTTCGCCCTGCCGCAGGCATGACGGAGCGGCTGGACTGGCCCGGCCTTATGGCCGCGGGGATGCGGCACCTGGGTCTGCGGCCCGCGGAGTTCTGGTCGCTGACGCCGGCGGAACTGGCGTTCCTGCTGGGCCAGGGGGACGGGCGGCTGCCAATGGACCGGGCGGGGCTGGACGCCCTTGCCGCCCGGTTCCCGGACAAATCGGAGACGGACGATGGTTGATGCGGATGGGGCCGGGGGCCTCGACGACGAACTGGACGCGCTGGAGTTGCGTCTGGGCGGGTCGGAGGCGGTGGTCGCGCGGTTCACGGCCGAACTGGGCACGCTGGAGGGACAGATGCTGCACACCCAGCGAGAGGTGGACGGGCTGTCGCGGTCGTTCGGCGGATCGCTGAAGCGGGCCTTCGACGGGGTGGTGTTCGACGGCGCCAAGCTGTCGGATGCGCTGACGGGGCTGGCGCGGTCGATGGTGAACGCGACGTATAATTCCGCGATGCGCCCGGTGAGCCAGGCGTTGGGCGGGGCATTGGCCAACGGGCTGAATACGGTGCTGCCCTTTGCCGACGGCGCCAGCTTCGCACAGGGGCGGGTGACGGCCTTCGCCAAGGGCGGCGTGGTGAGCGCGCCGACGACGTTCCCGATGCGCGGGGCGACCGGGTTGATGGGCGAGGCGGGGCCGGAGGCCATCATGCCGCTGACGCGCGGGGCCGATGGGCGGCTGGGCGTGCAGACCCACGGGGGCGGCGGCAACGTGTCGGTCACCATGAACATCACGAGCCCCGACGCCGAAGGGTTCCGCCGGTCGCGTAGCCAGATCGCCGCCGAAATGTCCCGCGCCCTGTCGCGCGGAAGCCGCAACCGCTGAGGAGGTCGCAATGTCCTTTCACGAGATCCGTTTCCCGCCGCGCCTGTCCAAGGGGTCGATCGGCGGGCCGGAGCGTCTGACCGAGGTGGTGACGCTGGCCAACGGCCACGAGGAGCGCAACACGCCCTGGGCCCATTCGCGCCGCCGGTATGACGCGGGCGTGGGGATGCGGTCGCTGGACGATGTGGGCGACCTGATCGCCTTCTTCGAGGCGCGGCGCGGCAAGCTGTTCGGGTTCCGCTGGAAGGACTGGGCGGATTTCAAGACCTGCCGGTCGTCGTCGCAGGTATCGTTCCGCGACCAGAAGATCGGAACGGGCGACGGCGTGACCACGGTGTTCCAGCTGTCGAAGACCTATCGGTCGGGGGAGCAGACCTATACGCGGCCCATCGGCAAGCCCGTTGCGGGAAGCGTCAGGGTCGGCATCCAGGACGACGAGTTGCGGGAGACGGTGCATTATACCGTCGATCCGACGCGCGGCCTCGTGACCTTCGGGAGGGCGCCGGACGTTGGCGTGGACGTGACCGCGGGGTTCGAGTTCGACGTGCCTGTGCGGTTCGACACCGATTCCATCATGACGTCGGTGGCCACGTTCAACGCCGGCGAAGTGCCGGATGTGCCCATCGTGGAGGTACGGACATGAGCGCGCTGGCGAGCCATATGGCCACAGGCGCGGCGACGGTCTGCCGCGCCTGGATCGTGCGGCGGGGCGACGGCGTCGTCCTGGGGTTCACGGATCACGACATGGCGCTGACGGTGGACGGCGTGGCGTGCAAGGCATCGTCGGGCATGACCGCCGGGGCGCTGGAGACGGTGACGGGGCTGGCGGTGGACAACGGGGAGGCCCACGGCGCGCTGAGCCACGATGCGATCTGCGAGGAAGATATCCGGGCGGGGCGCTGGGACGCGGCGGAGGTGACGGCGTATCTGGTGAACTGGTCGAACCCGGCGGAGTTCGAGATCCTGTTCCGGGGCACGCTGGGCGAGATTTCCTGGGGCGGGGGTGCGTTCTCGGCCGAGTTGCGCGGACTGTCGGAGGCGCTGAACCGGACGCGGGGGCGTGTCTATCAGAGCAGGTGCGACGCCGTGCTCGGAGACGGCCGCTGCGGCAAGGTGCTGGGACCGCTGTTCATGGCCGAGGTGGAGGTGCTGGCGGTCGAGGACAACCAGGTCATCGCGCTGCCGTCGCTGACGGAGTATGCGCCGCGCTGGTTCGACCGGGGGCGCATCCATGTGCTGTCGGGTGCGGCCGAAGGCGCGTCCGAGCGGATCAAGATCGACCGGATAGAGGGCGACCGGCGGCGGATCGAGCTTTGGCAATCGCTGCGGTCGAGGCTGGCGGCGGGCGACCGCATCCGCATCGAGGCGGGATGCGACAAGCGCAAGGAGACCTGCCGTCTGAAGTTCGACAACTTGCTGAACTTTCGCGGCTTTCCCGACATTCCGGGGGAGGATTGGCTGATGAGCTATCCCACGCGGGCAGGCAGGAACGACGGAGGCCGGGGATGAGCCGCGTCGTCGGGATCGCGCGCGGCTGGCTGGGCACGCCCTATGTGCATCAGGCGTCGGTGAAAGGGGCGGGGACGGACTGCCTGGGCCTGGTTCGCGGCGTCTGGCGCGAGTTGTACGGCCGGGAGCCCGAGGCGGTTCCGAGCTATTCCCAGGACTGGGCGGAGCCGCAGGGGATCGAGGTGCTGCAGGGTGCGGCGCTGCGGCATCTGCGGCCGGTCTCGGGCGGAGCCGTCCGGGCGGGCGACTTGCTGCTCTTTCGGATGCGGGACGGGTCGATCGCCAAGCATCTGGGCATCGCGGCGGAGGTCGGCGCGATGCCCAGCTTCATCCACGCGTATTCGGGTCATGGCGTCGTCGAAAGCAGCCTTTCGCCACCCTGGGCCCGGCGCATCGCGGCGCGTTTCGAATTTCCGGCCGTTGCGGCCGAGGAGGACTGA